CTCGCAAGCAGTCAGGTCATTTGCGACAATCTTAACAACCCAGTGTGCCCATTCACCACTATCTTGAGCTGGATTATCCACCCAGTATTGGAACACTGCACCTGAAAATATCAAGAGTGGTCGGCTTGAAGAATAATTGAAAAAGAATGCACCCTTTCCGCTACCTCCATGACCAAAGATTGCCTGTTTCGCGGTGGCGCTAGTGTCACTTGCCTTACACCAAAAGCTATAATACCTGCTTTCCCCATTAGGAGGCAACGTATCGTCAACCTGCGTCACCAAGTGGTCATTCGTCCCGTCAAAGTTAATGCTCTTGGTGTTTGCCACCGGAGGCAACGCATAGATTTGCTTGGGTGCCTCTGTCTGGATTGTGGCTCCCGATATGGTGCCGGTGTGTCCGTTGACCTGTTTAACTGAAATGTTATCCCAAGCAACTGTGCCATCACTTGTTCCTGCTTGTTTTGCGTAGAAGGAAAATTGCGTGCTCGTTCCGGCAGCGGTGAAAAAGGTTGAGTGCGAACCTAAAGCTGTGCCCTCTATAAGAGTTGCGCCTCCGGTCTGATTGTAAATTTCCCACTTTGTTGATGTTCTGGAAAGTATATCAAAAGATACCTGATAAACCGCTCCGGTGACAGTGGTCAATGTTTGCGTCATGCCTCCTCTATCGTCCGTGCCCACCGCGCCAGTAATAGCTGTGCCGTTATTCCAAGTAACGGTTCCTCCTGAATATGCTGACCAACCAGAAACGTCTGAATCAAACGTGCCATTAGTAATTAGCTCTGGACCCACTCCCGGCGAAGTTTGGTCAAAGAGCAGGTTACTGGTCCCGTCTGCCGCAGGGTTTGTGGCGTCCCCCATCTTGTAGTAAGCCTTGAGGTTATCCCTGTAGATATCGTAAGCCCCAGTCTTTGTGGTGACAGGCGTGGGTAACCCTGCGTTGTAGAGGGCGCGAATGGCGTCCCCATCTAGTGCGGTGTCCCAGATAGCTAGCTCGTCAACCTCCATCAGTCTGTGATACTCATTAGAATAACGAGCACCTATGAACATATTAGGCGCATTGTCAGCGGTGGTGCTAAAGCCAGTTGCGGTCCCAACAGCTTCTCCGTCGACATACATCGTTCCTGTTCCTTCGTCTTTAACGAACACTACGTGCTGCCAAAGCCCTATGGGATACTCAGTAGTCGGAGAAATCCGAAAAGCTCCCGCGTTCCACCAGCGATTCTTGTAGGTAGACGCTGAGGCCTTTATTGGGTGCATGATGTTTCCGCTGGTGTGCGAGGCATCTCTTGACTCCCAGACGTAGATGTCATCTGAGGCACTTGTATCGTTAATCTTTATCCACTGGCTCACCGTCCAAGTGCCCGTAGGTAATTCAAAGGGAACGCTAGCAGTATCATCCGTCCCATCAAACGACAGGCTCTTCGCGCTCCCTGCGCTGGGCAGATTCTGGGTCTTCTTCGGGACGCTTTCGGTGACCTCTTTGACGCTTACGTTGTCTATTTCTATGTATTCCCCATTTGTCGCAGCACCACCTAAAGAAAATGTTAAGGTCGGGTTATCGCTACTTGCAGTCACAACTATTGTCTGTGTCCCCGTTGAGGTGATACCAGTGTTTGCCAAGCCTGACGTTACTTGAAAAAAAGGAGTTCCGCTCGATTGTGTTTCCGCGACTACATCAAAAGTCAGAGTGAATGTTGCTCCCGATGAAAGAGCAATCACTTGATTTGCGCTACCTACTCCGCCGCTAGTAGTTACCCGTAGGACTCCGTTTTGGTAACTAAGCGCACCGTTACCCGCAGCGGACCACCCAGAAACGTCCGTATCAAACGTCCCATTAGTCACCAGCTCCGTGCCGCCGTCCGCTTGAATCCGAGCGCCAATAATGGTGCCCACGTTCTGGACCTCCTTGACACTGACGTTGTCGATTGAACCGTTGAAATCGGCGTCCGTTTGCAAAAAGAAATTTGCACCATTGGAGGATTTTAAATGCTCAGTAAACGTGCCAGTAGACGAACGCCAAGCGCCGGTTGTATTACCGCCCACAATCACGCGAATTAGACCAGCGTTTCGGGTAACCACATCAAAGGTCACCTCGTAAACTTTGTCGGTAACTAGACCAGCGTTTTGGTATAGAAACTGTCCAGCACTTTGCGACCCGTCGATACTGGCAACGCCTCCAGAAATCGTCCAACCAGTCCCTTTCGTCCAGTCGCTATCCGCAGAGAAGCTACCGTTAGTCACCTTCTCACTCCCCAGACCACCATTCGGTCCTTGGTCAAATAGCAGGTTCTCGTCCCCGTCGCTCTTAGTCCCCAGCTTGCCTTCACCCATGCGATACCAAGCCTCCAACGTGGAGTAACTGCTAAGGTTCGTCGGTTGTCCGTTGTTGTATAAGGCGTCTACTTCGCGTGCTGTAAGTGCGGAAGAAAAGACGGCAAACTCGTCAACCGACCCGTTTATAAAATCGTCGTAAGTTCCGCTATTGGACTTTGCCCCGATATACAGATTTGCGTTAGGATTGTTAGCACTGTTTTGCGTGTAGCTCATTGTGTCACGAGCAACACCGTCTAAGTAAAAAGTAGCAGTTCCCCCGTCAGCAACCATCGCGATGTGGTGCCATTGATTGACTGCTATCAAGCTCGACAAGTCGGCACCTGAACCAAGGTTGTTTTGGTCTTGAACGCCCATTCCTGCTGTCGCGTTATAAAAACCAAGATAAAATCTTTTCGCGTTATGTGTTCCGCAAAGCTGCGCTCCTGACAAATCATCCATGTTGACCCAGTAAGCCATGGTCGCGTTAGTGTGGATAAAGTCAGGTTGAAACCCTGTGTCCACGGCATCGTCCGTCCCGTCGAACTTGATGCTCTTGTCCCCCACAAACGTAGGCGTAAAGCTTTTGTAGCCGCCAGATAAAACAACATTGTCGCTCTCAGCAGTAGCACCTGATGCAATAGCAACTGGTCTTGTAAGAGGGCTGGTAAGTTTGCGGGTAAGGGACATTTAATTAATTAGTAAGCACTGCGCTCGTTTACGGGCTTCACTAGAATGTTGTAGGTTTCCGAAGATCCCCCTTCAATTTTTACTTGTAGCGAATTAGAAGCAGTAGTGAAAATAACCTGGCCTGTATCTGTAAACTCAGCGTCCACACCAAGACTTTGATAGTTATCAGCAGATCCACTAGCACTTACATCGTGCTTCAAGGTTATTTTTGTTGCGTTAAAGCTATCGTTAGGGACAACCGAAAACAAACCTGTGCCCCCGTGCCACTTAACATTTACTGTTCCTGTGCTTGCAGCAACTGATTGTGATATTCCATATTGCATAATTTATAGTTCTTTCTCTTTTAGTAATTCATATTAGACCCAGATCCTCCGCTTCCTCCTGTATTTACGGTAGGTCTCCTGATAATAAGACTGCCAATACCAGAGCCACGACGTTTTGCTTGTTTCTTTTTAGGCTTCTTTTGGACTGCCACTTCCGTAGGTGGAGGGGGCGGTGGTGGTGGTGGGTCCGCTTGGACAATCTTTGGTCTACTGCACATGGTATTTAGAGGATGTTCTCATTCTGTTCTTGGAAGGCAGCCTCCAGAAACTTAATCACAGCTCTTTGGCCATAATAAAAGTCTAATTCTCGGAGACTAGTGGATGTATCAAAGTCCTTTTGAGGGAACCTTTCTTGCAGGGCCTCAAGGAAAACCTTCGATACTGTGGGGAAATCTTTATTTTGAATTATCATATATGGCTAGAGGTCGTTAAGAACTTCAGGAAGTTTATCGTTATTGATCCATTCTTTTGTCTGCAATAGGCACATTGAGTTCCACACTACAGCACCCAAATGGTCTTCCTCTTCGTCCCCCTCCATGAATGCCCACAGGTGTCTGTAAATGCTGTCAACATAACGACTTAGAGGGATTCCCTTTTCCCAATTAGACCTCCCATACTTCAGTGCTCCATCCTCAAATCTCTTTGAAGCAGCACGCAGAGCAGCAATAGGTAACAACGAAGGCAACCCCTTGCCAGTCATAGAATCCCTCACAGCTCCACTTGCGAACTGACTGCGCTCTCCTGAGTCTGGTAGTTTTCTTACTGAGGTGTCCATAGCTTTATCTCCTTTGTTTCTCTGTCGTATTCGTTGTGTCTGAGGATTCTTGCAAGCCTAGCGGTTAGCAATGCGTCATCTGCTGTAAGACCCTTGGATTCATAGACATCGACCACTGTTTCCCATGACTCTCCATGCTTGTCTAGCAGCTTTTGTGCTGTGATTAGTCCTACACCGGGGACCCCACCATAGCCATCAGTAGAGTCACCAGCCATTGCTTGGACAAGGTGAAACCTATCGGCTTCCTCTTCTGTAGTTTCCTTTGTCTCATCCTTGAGGAAGTTATACCAAGTGCAAGGGAGTGTTCCAAAGTCCTTGTCGCCACTGACTGCGATGGTGTTCTCCCTGTCTCCTGTGGCTAGGATTCCAATGACATCATCAGCCTCCAGGTTGTCCCACTTGTCTCCATTGAAGGTCTCCATCATCCACTCCCTGATCTCGTTGATACCAAGGGGGCTTCTCTTGTCCTTTCGGTTGGCCTTGTATTCAGGGAACAAGTCATACCTGAAGTTCCTCCTATCAGAGAAGATGGTTGTGACCTCAGTAGTCTCCAGCTTGTCCAATATGTTTTCCATTAGCTGACTTGCCTCTGCCTTAGCTTGGTTAAAGTCAGTGTGAATGGTGAAGATGTCATCGTCCCATTTGGTCTCCACTTCAGCAGCAAAGGCTGCCCTGTAGAGAATCATGTCGCCGTCAATCAATGCTTGTTTCATATTGTTTAGTGAGTTTCTGCCCAGTTAGCTCCTATCTTGAACTCTCCATCCAACGGGCATTTGAAGTTAAGGATCTTTCCTGCCTTGATGATTGCGCTGACAAACGAATGACCAAGGGCATCTGCTTGTTTCTTGTTGCATGAGAACTGGACCTCATCGTGGACATTAGCGTGCAGCTCGTAGGGGATGTCTTTGTTATCCATCTCGAACTCCACCAGTGCTTGCTTCATAACCACAGCACCAGCCGATTGAAGCAGCAGGTTCAGTGAGCTGTGCATTGATCGACAAGGAAGAGTCCTACCGTCAAGCCCTTGAAGGACTCCGTGTTTCTCTACTTGTTGGTGAACAGCAGAGGTAAGCGATTTGATTGCGGGGATCTTAGACATAAAAGATGCCTTTAGTTGCTTCCCCTCTTTACTGGATCCACCAACGATCTCACCAATCTTCTTGTCTCCTGCACCATATAGGAAGGCGTATATAAAAGTTTTCGCTTGGTCCCTATTTTCAAGGCCCGCCGCTCTTTGGTTTGCTGTATGGATGTCCCCCTCAAGGATCTCCTTTGCATACTGCCCCTTGTCCCACTGATACATATAGTGAGCAAGACACCTAAGCTCCAACCCAGAAGCATCAGCACCTACAAGCACCTTGCCTTTGGGGGCGGTAAACAAAGACCTACATTGTTCTCCATACTCAGCTCTGACTGCTGGAACCTGGGCCATATTTGGATGGTGATGACTACACCTACCACTCACAGTTCCCAAGGTATTGACTGAACCGTGCAGTCTCCCTTTGTGTTCTAACTTGAGCCACGCTTGGTTCCCTTCAGCTACCTGACCGAGCCTCTTGCTGACAAGCAGGTATTCAAGAAGCTTCAGTGACTGAGGTGTGTCTATCTCTCTAAGGACTGCCTCGTTGATTGCTGGTCTCTTCCCTTCGTATTCCTTTGGATCCCATCCAGCAGACATAAGGCGTTCAGCTATCTGGTCCCTTGATGCTGGGTTAAAAGGTATCTCTTTGGTTTTCTTTGGTCCTCTCTCTACGTCCTTTGCTTTGTGTCCGTCAGCTACAGCAGCCTTCTTGCTTGCGTATTGTTTCCCATCAGCAACCCACCAGCATGACTTCATCTCTGTGATCGTAGGCCCAAAGACTTCCTGTAGTTCCTGCTCGATCTCAGTTCGTCTTACCATCAGCGTCTTGATCAGCTCACCAGCAGAGTCCTTATCAAATGGAAACCCAGTCTCTGTTTGCTTCCTCATTGATTTGGCAAACGATGTCTCAAGCATCAGAGCTTGGTGTGAGTATTTCTTTTTCTCAACAAGGAAGTGAAACAAGGAGGCAGTCACCTTCACATCTTGGACACAGTAGTCTTCCATCTCTTGGCTCCACTCGCTCCAGTCTTCTGTCTCTCCGTGATCGTCCTTGTGAATGCCAATGCGAACACCCCAAGCTTTCAACGAGTGACTACCAATCAACTTCTTTGGAAACTCCTGTCTCTTAAAGTCATCAGCCTTTAGGTCTGGGTAAGACAACTGAGCAATGATCTTTGTGTCGAATATTGAGTGATGAGTCCATCCATACAAATGCTTCAAGGCAGGACCATCAAAGTTAATCGCGTTGTGCCCAATCACGTAGTCATGCTCACTCAGTAAAGCCAACCCTTCCTTTATGTTGTCCGCTTGGAACCTGTGAACCTTCTCTTCGTAGTCGATAACAACCATGCAGTGGAGAGTCTTTAGGTCCTCCAAAGTGTCCCAGTTGTCTATCGCTTGTGTCTCTATATCAAAAAATGCTGTCTTCACTGTTTTTAGTCTTAGTCTCGTTGTTGAATTCATTCGCTATATCTTCTGTAAGCAGTCCCGTCTCGATGTCAAAGTCGAGAGAACAAGCAATGCCTGTCTGTCCACTGAACCTGTTCTTGAGAACTCTTAGCTGTGTCTTGTTTCGTTCCTCTGCGTCCTGTTGGTTTCTCTCTAGTCCAATCACCATGTCACTAAGCTGGGCAATACCAGCAGATCCACGAAGTTGAGCTAGTGATGTTGTTGCTCCTTCCTCGT